CTTTCCGAAAGGGCGTTCGGTTTATCGATTGCGCGAACGGAATCGAGTTTCACCCGCACCTGTTTTCCGCCGCGTTTTTCTATAACGCAAGTACCAATCGGAAGCGATACGGAAACGAGCTTCCCGGTTTTCACGGTATAGGCTATGCCAATCGTTTTCGTGTTGACCGATACTTTCTTTTCGACGAAGGAAACCTTGTCGCCGGTTTTGAAATCGCAGGTCATGCCACACCTCCAATCTGCTTGATCCCGTTACCAGCTCGCGATTCCGCAACCTGACGATTCAGGGAAATATCGTCGCCGCGATAATATCCGGCGGCTGACGACGCGCTTTCCTTGACGCCGACGGTTCGATTTTTGAGTGATTTTCCGCAATCAAGCCTTGCGGCCTTTTCCGATTCGGTGTTGATGACGGCGAGCGCGGTACATTCGGACGTTTCGCGCTCCATTGCTTCCTTGAGCCTTTCGGCTAGCCGATACGCCATACCGACGCGGAAATCGTTCGCATTGAAGGTATAGAAACGGAGGTCGCGGCACCTTTCCGATTCTTCGCGCGTGCATCGATTTATCACGCTTTCCAGATAGTCGTACATGACAACGGCGCTTCGGACATTATGCTCAAGCCCGTACAGCTTTTGCTTTCTCGCTCCGCTTTTGCGCCTTTCAGTAATCATGGTGCAATAGTTTGCGTTTGCGACGCCGATCATCAGGATTGTTTTCCACTTCATTTCACGACCATATTCCTTGACACAATGGGCGGATATATCCGGCTTCTCATGGATGTCCTCGGCGCACAGGTTATATTCTTTCAATAGAGCGTGCGCCTTTTCATAGGCCGCAACCGCTTCGGCTTCATTCGGTGATTTCGAGAGCTTGAGCAACTTTGCTATTTTCTCGATAACCTTGTTCATGTCGTCAGAATCTTTTTTCATGCCGCTTTCCTCCCCGCCTCGATTCCCTTGAACTCGACGACCCATACCCACGGATTCGCGTCCCACGATCCGGGGCCATTGATGGATTCCCAAAGGCCGCCGAAGGATTGGCGGTAGTTAAAACCAACTTTCATTGGCATATATTCGGTGTGCAATTCGCATCCCTCGCGCTTGGCATCTTCCTCACTAATGTCTTGCAACCGCTCGACGCGGACGAGCGTTATCTCGCGGCAGATACGGGAGGCTTCGCGATATGTACCGTTTGCAAGTAACTTGCCTTTCGGTGCCGGTGCAAGTCGCTCGGGGTATCGAACAGTTTTGAAAAGCTTGTCCGCCTGATATTCGATGTCGATTTCGCGTGAACCGCCGCGAACGTTTATAACGCGGGCAGATTCGCGGACATAAAGCCGGTCTCCGATCACGCCGTAAGGACAAAAATACTCTTTTCCGTTTTCATCACAGAAACCGTAATGTCCATCAGAAAATGGCCCGCATTCCCCAAAATCTGGATACGGCTCAAAGCCAGTCGGCGGTTGCGGCTTGATAATCCGCCGCGTCATGGTCTTAATCGGCAACTCCGGGTCAATCGCCGTTCCGTCCGGTCTCGTGTTCAAAAGTGCCCGCACCATCGGCGCGCTCATTAAAATCGGTCGTTCCCGTGTCACGGTGTCACCTCCTCGACCTGCTTAACATCCCCAACCGCCTCAACGTCCTCTATGAAGTCGATGTCGGCCAAATCGTCGCTATCCATGCCGTTATTCCTCCCGTCTGTCTATAATCTTGTAATTATCTACCTAGAACCTATCTTACTGTATCTTATTACATTCTGTCAAGTTAATATATATAATCTACCTAGATAAAATAGATAGTTATTAGTTAGTATCTGTATAGACTGTCTGTATAGAATCTTGTTATTTCTTGTACCAAGCGTACCAATTTAACCGGTTTACTGTACCAGAACTGTACCGCGCTAAGTCGTTATATTATATATATTTATCTTAGTAATATTTTATTTGTACCGGATGTTACAGAGATATGCACATACGTACGCGCGCACACACGCGCGCACGCGCGCACGCGCACACGTACGAGGGGGCTATTTCGTGTACCATCTGTACCACGCGTAACAAAGCTATGTAACTCTATACAGTGTAAGTAATTAGTGTGGTACAGAAAGCGGTACAGATGGTACAAATGCTACAGAATTGTTTGTAAGTCTATACAGCATATGAAGTTAGCGGCTAAGGTACTGTGGAAAAATCTAAAGCTGGCGGGTCGGCATCACGCTGGCCGCTTTTGTACACTAATTGACCTTTTCGTTTTCTGTTAAGTTGTACTTGCTTAACGCTACTTAACAGGGTATAGTTACTTAACGGCGCTACTAATAGCGCCTGTCGATCGTCGTGATGACGAACGGAGTAGACAGTTGCCCATAATCTCATGCGCCGCATTTGCGGAAATCGCGGGCGTCTCGCGCTCGGCAATTTCGCAGGCCGCAAAGCCGAAAGACGGCAAGCCGCCAAAACTCGCATTACAGTCCGACGGGACGATCGATACCGATCTTCCCATAAATGCCGCATACCTCAAGGGTAGACGCGACAAATCAACCGCGTTAAAAAAGTCTGCCGAAACACCTGCACAACCTAAAGTAAAAAAAACAACACGCGAGACGATCAAAAAGAGTGACACGGTGTCACCGTCTGCATCATCGCCGACGGAATCAACCAGTCAGGACGAACCTGACGACGATGATGACGAAGCGATCATATCCGCGACGCTCGAAGTTGCAGAAGAAAAACTCAAGTACACCCGCGCCCGTCGTATAAACGCCGAAGCCGACACCCGATTAAAAAACCTTCGCGAGGCCGAGGCAAAGAAAGTCACCATTCACCGCGATATCGTCCGGCGGAAGTGGGCCGCGATGGATGCGGCAATAAAAACCAATTTCTGCGATCTTCCCCGGCGCATATCATCACGCCTGACCGCGATTGCAACAAGTGAAGGTCAAGCCGCTGTCGAACGTTACCTCGAAGAACAAATCGGCATATCTCTCGCGAAAACGAAAAAAGAAGCGCGCGATCAGGGGCTCGAATGACGGCGCAAGAACTGTTTACCGAATCTGAACTCGCCGAGCAGAGCGCGTGGCTCGACGACATTGTCGATGAGATAATCCATACCGAAACGAATCACCTCACCGTCAGCGAATGGGCCGAACGGAAGCGCGTTATTCCAAAGGGCTTGTCGCCGATATGGGGCCCGTTCTCGTGGGAAGTTACCCCGTACCTACGCGAGATTGTCGACTGTCTTTCCGCTACCTCGCCCGTTCAGGAAGTCGTCGTCATGAAGGGCGCACAGATTGGTTTTACCGTCGGCGTCCTTGAGAACTGGATCGGGTACGTGATCGATTGCGAGCCGGGGCCGATGATGTTCGTCTCGGGCGACAAGGAAATGGCCGAGGCGGCTATCGAATTGCGCGTCGACCGAATGATCGATTCCGCCGGGATCGCCGACAAGATTTTTTCACAGTCCGAAAAAGAAGGGAATCGCGGCACAGGTAATACAAAAAAGAAAAAGGAATTTGCCGGCGGTTTCCTTCTCCCGGTCGGCCCGAACAGCGCAACAAAGTTGCGACAGTTTTCCGTACAGTACGAAGCGCTCGACGAAGTCGAAGCGTACCCCGCGAGTGCCGAAGACGAAGGCGATCCGTTAAAACTTCTCCGTGCCCGAACGTATTCTTTTACAGAGACGCGCAAGATTCTCTACGGTTCTACCCCGGCGATTAAGCAGACCTCGAAGATCGAGCCGCTTTTTCTCGAAGGAGACCAGCGTCGGTACTACGTCCCCTGTAAACATTGTAAAGAGATGCAATATCTTGAATGGTCGCAAATGCATTATGAAAAAAATGAAGACGGGAAACTGCTCTATGACTACAACGAAAAAGGCGAAGCGATAAAGGGAACCGGGCACGTCTGGTATGAGTGTAAGAAGTGTCACGGCCATTGGACAAATAACGATAAAATGTTTTTCTTGCCGCGCGGCGAATGGCGGCCAACGGCAAAACCGAAACGTCCGGGTCTACGTTCGTACCATGTCCCCGGTATGCTCTCGCCTGTCGGTTTCTATTCATGGGAAAACGCAATCGAAGATTGGATCAACGCGCAAGGTAATCCGCTCGATCTCAAAGCTTTCGTAAACACCTTTTTCGGCGAGACCTTTGAAATTCGCGGCGAGGCTCCTCCGGTAGATCGCGTCATGCTTCGGCGTGACCCGGCCTATTTTCCCGAGACGCTTACCATTTCCGACGACGGCGAGCGCGTATGGACTGAAGCGCGCGTACCTAAAGGCCCGCTCATCGTCACCCTCGGCGCGGACGTTCAGCATGATCGTATCGAGTGCGAACTCGTCGCGTGGGGGCCAGGAAAGGAATCGTGGTCAATCGGATACCACGTATTACCCGGAGACACGAGCGATCCGAACGGCCCGCCGTGGCAGGCGCTAACGGAAATACTTCACCGCCCGCTGCATGGCGGGTTAAAGCTCGTGCTCGCTCTCATCGACTCATCGGATCAGGCCCCCGTCGTGTATACCTATTGCGACCGCTTCATGTCCGGTGTACTTCCGATCAAGGGATCGTCGAACACGCTTACCGGGCGGCGGATATTTGCGATCCGTGATGTCGCCGGTCATCAGTGTAAGCGTATCGACCTTGACGAAGGACAGCTCAAACAGGAGTTCTATGCGCAAACAAAGATCGGCCCGCTCGACGTTCCCGAGGCCGGTGCAGAGTTACCACCGGGCTATTGTCATTTCCCGCACGACGAGACCTATGACCGCCGCTATTTCGAGAAACTCTACAGTGAAGACCACATACCCGAGACAGATCGATACGGGCGCACTCGTTATAAGTGGGTAAAGCATGGTCGCAACGAAGCCCTTGACGCCCGCGCTTATGCACTCGGCGCGCTCTATGTTATCGCCTCCCTGATAACGTGCGGCGACAACGATCCAGACGGTACCGTTGACTGGGATCAGTTCTGGGAAGCCCTGAAAGAATCTGCTTGACGTACTCTACTTGTAGCGGTATAGTAAGCATATATGAGGACAAGCGCCGCTACTTATAGCGTCGTCACTGTCCGGCGGGTGACTCCGCGCGAAGCGTCCAATCTCCTCGGAGAATCTGGACGCTTTGTCATATCCGGGGGCATAGCATGAGCCGCCCGGTAGCCGACATACAGGCCGATCTTGATATAGCCTATCAGGCCCGCCGCAACGCCCTCAAGGTCGAAGAGTATTCGACTGATTCCGGGCAGGGGCGTACTAGCGCGAAGCGCAACCTGCCAAACATTGAAGCAACCATCCGCATCCTTGAATCAGAGCTCGCCGACGCTTCCGATACCGGCGGTCAAACCCTTTCCGTCAGCGTAGACCGGGGGTCATTATGAAAGCGCCCGGCTTTTTCGCTCGCTTCCGTGATGCATGGAAGATCACCGCATCATGGGGATGGTCGGGCGGCGTAACATCCGGTTTTAAGTTCGATGGCTCGAAAATGCGCGGCGCACTTCGCGCCCTTTATGGTTCCGGCCGCGATCTCGATTACGACGCACTTCGCGAACGATCTCGCGCCGCATACTGGGACTCTACCGAAGCCCGCGCGCTTCTCCAGCGGCTTGTCAGCAACGTAATCAACACCGGGCTCACGCTCGAATGTTCGCCCCTTTGGGAACTTCTCGGGTCGTCAATGAGCGACGACGAAAAGCGCCAGTTCTCTCGTAACGTCGAACAGCGATTCTGGGCATGGGCTTCGAGCCACGAACCCGATGCGACTGGACGGCGGAACCTCACGGAACTGCAAGAGTTTATTTTTGCGAATGAATTGCGTGATGGTGAGGGCGTGTGTATCCTCCGGTACTCGCCCTCATCTGATCGCATTTCCCCCCTGTCGATTCAAGTGCTCGACCCCGAGCAGATCGACGGGCGATATACAAACTTTATCGGCCCTGACCGCGCTGGTCTTACTGTCGAGGCCGCAAGCCGTGGCAATGTCCTTCGTGACGGTCTCGAACTCACCCCCTCGGGCGAGCCGTTAGCTGTTTACCTCATCGACCCCGACACGCGAAAGACGACGCGCGTCCCGTTCTCTGGGCTGTCCGGTCGTCAGTTCGTACTTATGCCGTCTATCCTCGACCTTCCCGGTCAGGTGCGTGGCACCGGCCCCCTCGGGCCAGTCATTCACGAACTCCAAAAATCAACCGACTACAAGCTCTACGAAATCGAATCCGCCCTCGTCAACGCGATCATTGCCGCATACATCGTCCCGAGTGCAGGGAGTGACACAAAATCAAAAGCGGACTCGGTAATTGGCGGAATAAAAGATCGCGGGTCATCGAACACAACCGGAAACGCGACACAGGAGCCCGCCGAAGTCCGCGTCACAAAGCCCGGTCTTTTTGTCGGCTCGCTCAAGAAAGGTGAGGACATTAAGAGCTTCGATACAAAGCGTCCGAATGTCAACTTTGAATCTTTCCTTTCGGCGATAACGAAATCCGTTTCTGCGTCTCTCGGAATTCCGGTCGAAGTCCTCGAAATGAAGTTCTCGTCGAATTATTCGGCGAGTCGCGCCTCGCTCATTATGTTCTGGCAGAACATCGAGAAGTGGCGCGCCCATTTCGTTAGCCAGCTTCTCCAGCCCATATATGAAGCATGGTTTGCCGAGGAGATTCGCGCTGGGCGTATATCCGCCCCCGGATTTTCAGCCTCTCCGTTCCTTCGCCGTGCATGGCTCTCCGCAAACTGGATTGGTGTATCGATGCCGAGCATCGACCCGCTCAAGGACGCACAGGCCGACGACGTGCGAATCGCTCAAGGCGCAACGACTCGCGAGCGCGTTGCCATGAAATACAACGGAACAGATTTCTACGATAACGCACGCCGCCTCCGACGCGAGGCTGATGAACTTCCGCCCGAGAACTCCACTGTCGCGTCATCGCGTCAGGCGGTGCCGGGTAGCACGGAAGACGAAATCGAGGAAGAGAAAAAACAACAGGAAGGTGCCGCATGACTACCGAAATTATTGCAAGCGTCGTCACCGCCGCTGTCATTGGACTCGGCACGCTCGTTTTTAAGTTTGTCGTAAAACGCGTGAAGGCTTCCGACCCGCTTTCGCTCGCCGTTCGTGATCTTATTCCGACGGTCAATTTTCTTATTTCAATTCAAGGCCCGCAGACCGATGCGCTCATCGCGTTACTCGAAGCATCGAAGGGTCATTGCAATGGTAACGTCGACGCCGCGCTCAAAAAAACGCGCGAGTCAAAAGATAAGTACGACAAGTTTATCCAGTCAGCCGCGAAAATAGAGGAGGTTGCAGTATGAGTCGTAAAGTCGAAGACCTCACGCCGGAAACACAGAAGGCGCTTGACCCCGCATTTGACGAACTGAACGAAAAGAAAATTCCCTTTTTCGTTTCATCTACTCTCCGCACCTCCGGTGAACAGGCCGCGTTTTACGCGCAGCATAGGGAACCGCTCGGCGTTGTTAACGACCTCCGTGTTGCGGCTGGTCTTCGGAAAATATCGGCTTCGGAGAATACCTATACGGTCAC